GATTATCAACCATATTTTTTAATACCCTCCTTATTTTGTGTTCACTCAGCAACAACACCCTTGTAGATTCTTATATTGGAAACTTTTCCAATCCCATTGTCATCTATTACGAGTCTGGCAAAACCATGATTCCATCTATTATATCTCATAAATTCCGGATACAACCCACACAAACAGCCGACACTATGGCAAAACATAATCTCATCTGTCAATCCCTCTATTGGTTCGGTACCAGTTTTATGGAAATGTCCTCCAATAAAGTTAGCCTTCGCTCTTAAAGAAAAAGTCCGTGCCGGAGAAATAAGGTTTGAACTTCTCCCACCAAACTCATCCCCATGACCGATGAAATAGTTCCCTGCACGAATCAATCGACCATGCTCGATAAATTCAACCCCAGGCATATTTAATAATTGACTTATTCGAAACTGCGGAAACTTGATCAGCTGAGGAGCGTTAACTTTAAGATAGCGATCCCACCTAGCTTCATGATTACCCATTAGGTAAAATATTTTCCTTGGATTGACTCCCTCCTTAATGTATTTCAAGAGTTTCTGGCCAATCTCTATTTCTTCCCACAGATCTCGCTTTCTAATATCCTGCATAAAAGATGAACCCTTATAAAAATCTAGGAAGTCTCCCCCTATAACAATTGTGTTAATCTTTTTATCAATGCACCAATCAAGCATGGCATCTATTGCCCTGGTATCATGATAGCAAGCATGAACATCATATAACAGAAGAATATCATTTGCATCTTTAGGAAGAATAAAATCCTCCCGGATTTCCATGTCACTTTCAGGGATATCATAATCAACGAAACGTGTGTCGTTAAGAGTCATTCTGGCGTACTTCCCGTTAGAAGATCTATAATATCGAATCCTGCTACGAATAGATTCTATCGTGCCTAATTTTGGATATTTCTTATAGATAGCCCGGGCGATCGTTCTGCTGTACTCATTCGGGAATCGTTCCAAATAAGAACATACTATCTCGCCTATTTCATGTTTTTTCTTCATCCTAAAATAAAATTAAAAAGCAAGGGAAGCCTGATAGCTTCCCATGCCCCAACTAATCCTAACCAAGTTATGAAAAAACACCTAACCATTACAGTATCTTAGGTTTCGCAACTCCACCCTCCTGCATCAACGCATTAGCTAATACTGGATTAACATTTTCTAAGGGGTTTCCTGGATCAATGCCAGCCTCTTGAGCCTGTTCAGCGATCTCCTCTTGTTTCTTACTAATACCATCTAAGATCTTGTCTGCGAAAGGCAACGATGTATTTTCCAGGAACATCTTGCCATCAATAACCTGAAGCTCAAGTAATTTAAAGAGTGTATCATCAATCATCTGACGATATACTGGCGTATCCGACATAGCTGATATCTGCGTAAAGAACTGAATATCCTTAACTGCTTCCGGATCATAATATTTAGCCTCATCCGCATACGAATGACCGGAAATACCCAGGTAGGTTTTCTCATTATAGAATTGAATGATAGTCTGCAAAACAATATTATCACGTCTCTGGATCCAGCTATGAAAATTTTCAATCACATCCCGGTTATTCATGCTAGAATGTTGGGCCATCATTGCATATTTGCTGGCCGGATCAGAAGCAGAGCTTTGGATTCCCTGGATAGCTTGATTGATTCCAGTAAGCTGGTTAATGAGCTGCATCTCTACTGCAAGGATTTCACTAGCGCCGATATTAGTTGAGTTCGAAGAAATAACCGTTGGCGCAGGTGTCCCCCCTCTGGATTTATACACGATAACTCCTCCTACCTTAGTCCATTCGTCTGAGAAGTCATCAGGGTTCATCCCTTCCGGAATTGATTCCTCCGGAACCATCAATAACCCCTTAGCAGAAGTCCCCATAATATAATCAAGCAATGATATCAATCTGTTGATATAGCGTTGCTGATCAATCACATCTTCCACAAGGCCCCATACTTCTCCATCAAGCAAAGGATAAAGGCTTAGTATATAAGGGTGTCGCTGATGTAAATAGGGTGTTTCTCCTTCATATAAAACCTTACCATTAGGGGTAAGAAATTTCACATACCAAAACTGTTCATATCGTCTCTCGATTTTGAGCTGCGGGATCTCCTCTGGGAGAATGCCATACTGAGCTGCCCGGATAATCCGGCTCTCCATTTCGGCATGGAGCATATCTTCATCCTCGAGCCGGTAAAATCGGTAAGTGCCTTGGGAGGGGTCATGTACCCAAAGTCTCCATTCACTCTTGAGGTACCAAATCTCATATACACGGCATTTCCCATCATTAGCAGAATAGAAGTTAATCGAATCAACAGAATCAGCACTCATTGCATCTGATTGTGCTGTAACAAAACCTTTTACGTCAATATAAGCTTGACGGATATATTCCTCATCATCTCTGTCTCGTGCAAATCTTGATATCAGGGTATCCATATCAATGTCAATGATCTCTCCAATCAGATTGAGATCCTTAGTCCGAATATCCATCACATCGGTGTTAAAGAATATCCGATTAACATTAATATTTTCGATCAGTACATCATTTCGGTCAAGCTCACGGAAATAATCATATCCAACTTTTCCAACCACCATCCCAGATAGAATGTGCTCATGAAATTGCTGAGCATCCATTTCTTTTGTTTGATTAAGTTCCTTCACCGCCTGAAGAGCGTTTGTCATCATTTCACATAATGAAGCATCCTCACGGGTCCGAGAAAAAACCACACTCTTGGCCTGATTAGTCCGGTACTGACCAAGCAAATTCTTCACCAACTGCCGGATGACATTATGTTTAAGCGCCAAACGGTTCTGTTCTCTGATCAAAGTATCTTCCCGTACCCATTCTCCGTTTTCGTCCTGAACAAGCTCATGCCACTGATCGCCTCGTTCGTATTTTCGGGATTTGCTTCTTCGGTCCCTAAAGTCTTCTAGAGCAGACCAAAAGAGACCAGACTGATCTAGTAATTCAAGATTTTCTTGGCCATCGCCTCTATTGAGTGCAGCAATACGGCCTTTTATAACCTCCTCCTTAGGCTTGGAAGGCATCAAATACGAGACTGTATATAGCGATTTGTCAAGTGGTTTCATAATTCTATCTGATTAATTTTTCTCATGTTTTCTCGTTTTTTCTTCATAAGAAGATCTTTATGTGCCTGAGTTACCTTCGAACTAGCCAAGTCTTCGTTGATATCACGAATCTGGTTATTGATTTTTATGATCTCTTTGGCATTTTCGTATCGAGTTCTACCAATTTCGTTGAGTACATTCCCCTGCTCAATCACACCCTTGGCCATTTTATAGGCTGAGATAATATCTCCAGCCTCCCGGATATTATCGTAGAATTTATCTTTAATTGGATCACCCCAGGCAGTCCGAACGAATCTACTGACCACTGGAATATCATAGCTCTGAAGTGGTTCTTTATTCTTTTCAAGGGGACGAATAGCAATTTTGAAAAGCTGGTTATAGAATTGACCTTTACCTGACAGAGTCGTTTCTAAGATATGCTCAATAGCTGCTGGATTTACCTCTCCTCCCCAAGCTCGCTTCTTCTTGCCTCCTTCATAGTAATATCTCATTCCGGTCTCCAGATCTCCACCAGTAGCCTGATAGGCTGCATCAGTAATAACTCGGAGCATCCGGTTGGTACCATTCATATAGAGCTGACTTGGAGATAGTTTCTTTTCCAGATCTTTCGTAAATGGTTCACGATAAATCATCCTCCCTGCGAAATCCTCATTAACAGTAAGATCATATATTGGGACAAAGAATGTCGGAACAATAGGTCTCGCAGACAATCTACCCTCATTATTGAAGGCTCCTCCAAGATCAATAGGTATTAAATTATTAGCAAAAGCATCAAAACTGAAAGAAAGTGCCTCTTTCCCGTCCATCTTCCCACTCATTACATCATATAGAGTTGATCCAATTGCGTGGAAAAAAGCAAAGGAATGAGGATTCGGAATGCTAATTAGTTTATCAGATCCTGGCACGGGGATATTAAGATAATTATGCCGTACAAATCGGTTAACCTTATCGCCTTTTTTAGTTCCCTCCTCGTCCGGGTCATCACCATACCAGCTATCCATTAATGCGGCAAGTGCAAAACCAAGGGCCATGTCAAAAGCAGTCCATGTAGCCATAATGCCCGGGTTCTTCTTCCATAGATCGCCATACCGTTTGATTCCCTGAACCCTAGCATTAAAAAATGCATACGCAGCATTGATTCCGCTTGACCAGGTACCACGCCTATCAAAGTTTGTGGTAATCTCCTTGGCTCTTGTTGCAGACTCCTGTCTAGACCTACCCATATCGAGATAGGTTAAATAGGTTGCAAATCTGGATATATTCTCACTCCACTCGGCCAGATTAGTCGTTAACCTATCCTCCAACAGAAATAGTTTTTTGACCCATATCAATGGGTTTTTGATTCCCTTTTTTCGTTCCTCAATTAACTGGTGGGCTTCTCGCTCCATCTTTCGTTTGATCTTCTTGATGTCATCTAGCTTGGTGATTCCAGTTATGCCACCATCATTACGGAATTGCTGGTATAGCTTATCGTACTTTTTGTCCATATTGGCTTTACCGGAAACAGCCCTTAAAACAGCAGCTTGCGCTTTCCCGTAGTTAGCCATGAATCTCATAGAATTAGCCACCCCCTCGTCAACCATGATCCCACGGAATGCAAATCGAAGGTCACGAATCATGTTCGGAATGATGAAAGCCGGGTTCTTCGAAGTAGTCAATGCAGCCCAGAACCTAGTGAATTTACTAAGAGTCTCTAAAATAGGCCCCATCTCTTGCAAATTCTCTCCATTGATTGCGGAAGCAGCTTGTGGATCAGCCAGCTGTACAATCTTTTTCTCTCCATTCTCGAATACTTCTACCTCATGTTGTGCTGCTTCATATTTACTTGCCCTTCCAACATCTCGATCTCTTCGTATCCTAGCTTTCTTTTCATCAAATAATTTTTGTTCTGGCCGAGCATCTCCCACATCTTCCCATTCACCCCGATCATTAATGACCTCATAAAAATATTTCACTCGAATTAAATCCTTGGCTAGATCTCTCGAATCACGAGCAATATGAAGCAATAATCGCTTGGTATTATTCTTATTGCCTGCTACAATAGCACTACCAGCCATCGAGATAATATAGGGGATAGTATCATCCGCCTCAGAGGAACGGCCAAAAGCTTTCTTGTTGGGATTGAAGGCACCACCTACCTGCTTGTTTTGATACTCAAAAAGATCATTAGCTACATCACCAATCCATCCTCTCAACGGCACATAGTATTTATACCCGTTCTCTCCAGTTAGTTTCAAGTACTCATCTAACGATAGAAACCCATCGCTAAACCAACGATCAAGTGTAAAGTTTGTCGCCTTATTAATCTTATCCCAAAGATTATTCAATCGATCAGAATTGACATTTCTTTCAAATTTCCGGACCGTGTCTTTCAGGTATTCTGTTAATTCTTCATAGGTTATATCAGCCCTGATCTCATTAACATTAGATGCATCCTTTTTCAGCCCACGTTGATGAAGCATCGAGGTTGGGATCCCTCCAAAAATCCTATTGGTATATTTACCTTTAGTTTTAGCTTGTGCCTCATCATTCATCTTCTCATTTCGTTCCAGACCGTGCTTCGCTTTTAGGTATTCCTCAATATCCCGATAAGAAATTAGATCCCCTGAACTAAGATCAAAATCATTAGTGGTAATATCGGCGATTGCTTCCAGCAGTGGTTTTTCAAAATCACGATCAAAATCCTCCATGTGTGTTCGATTTTTTCCACGGGAACGGAGTTGCTCTTCATAGGCACTCTTGTCGTATCCAATTGTCACCCCACGTTTTTCCACCTCATCCAGCAGGTTCTTTAGAGCCTGGCCGGAATCTATCAGGGTACGTTCGATATTACGCTCAATGAAGCTGTTCTCTAAATTAGTCATAGTGGGTACCCAGTCACGATATTTTTCCCGGAACTCGCCATCTGACATTTTTTCGAGTTTGCTTACACGGAGCCTGATTTCATCTTCTCCTCTTTTAGAATAATCTTTCCTGGATTTCCCCTGAAGCATATCCCCAGCGAGAGATTCTCTTTGGAATAGGTTTTGAACTGATGTTTTGACAAGCGTTTCAGCATCATTCGTAGTGAACTTCGCATTCCTAAATAATTTATTGAGTAATTCTTTAAATGATTCAATGATTTTTCTCCAGGTACTTATTTCCGAACTCGTTAGGTCCTCTTCATTGATTATCCTCTCAGCTAGAAATGCCAGGTATTCTTCAGCTTGGATATGTTCTGGCAATTCCCAATAATATTCTGGGATAAGTCTTCTGATCTCCTTCGTTCCAAGATCATTGTAAATCTTTCCCATCAACTTATTAAAAACCGATACAGGAATGATTTTTCGTAAACCTCCATGCACCCCAACTTCATGAACCCATGCCTTGAATGCTTCCGAAACATTGTCGATTTCATTTAGAATAAAATAAGACTCTCCTGTCTGTGCTGTATAAAATCCGCTAACCTTCTGATTCGGAAGGGTTCTTTGCAGTGATTTTGGTACCTGAGACCTACTGGAATAGACATGGATTTTCCCAGCCTGGATAGCTTCTTTTGATACCTTGTCAAAAAATTTCTGTAGGGCATTATACTTAGCCTCTTCGATCACATTTTTACCAGTTGAAGATCTAAATAAAGGGACCCCCTGCTGAACAGAAGATGCCATACTTTCCGTTATGGGTATTGAGTTAACCTTGACAGATTCCTTCTTGGTTTGTATAACTATTGTCTCTAACTTCGCTCCAAATGGTTTAACTAATTTGCTGGCTTGTGCCGGGACGATGTTATCGTAGAAACCTTTCATGCCTTCGCCACCGACTTTGAGGTCGAGACCAGATAAAGAGCCTTGTTTTAATTGACCTGTTTCATAATTCTTTCCTGTTTCTGCTTCAATTTTATCAGCTATTTCTTTCCCAACTAAATCAGCAACTTCATTTTTTGTAAGGTTTGTTGTTTTTACTCCAACCGGAAATCCAATGTGGCTTCCGTCTTTTGTCGGGCTTATATCGTATGTGTCTCCTTTCTTTGTCCAGTTTATTTTATCCACCTGCTTACTCAAATCATACCTCTCCGCTTGTTGTTCTCCGGTAGTCCATGCAATGCGGTCGTAGCCGTTCTCGGCTGCGTACATCATCATCCTGCGAAGTGCCAGGTTCACCCATTGGCCGGTTTGCTTGAACGGCATGTCGGGAACACCATTCATCTTTCTTCTTAATTCATACTCTCTATCAATAAGCTGATTTTCTTTTTCATCCAGTTCTTTCATCCTTGGATATTCAGCCTTTAGAGTTGGTATTGATGATTCATTATATGGATCAATCTCTTTCCTGTATGCTTCTTTTTCATCTTTAATCCTAGCCAGTTCGGCAGATACAGAATTATATTCGTCTTCGTTAGAATCGCTTTTAAACCCTTCCTTCTTTCCTTTCTGCGCCCAGTCTGACTGGATTTCTTCAAGGAACAGCACCCTTTCACCGTTTACCGTTCTTTCATTAAAACGGATATGTGCGAGGATGTTCGGTTCGTCGAAATGGGAGGATTTAAAGTTGTTTATTTTTTTACCGCTTTCAATTTCTGTTCTACGTTTAGCAATTTCTTCTGCCTCGAATTTTGCAGTTAATGGCTCAGATGCAATTTTTCCATCGCTATCTATAACAAACCATTTATTTCCAATGACCTTTGTTGTAAATAATTTAGGGGACTTATCTGGCATTGTCAACAACACTTCCCTGTAATTTTCACCGCCGGGTTCTTGGTATTGGGAGTATTTGGTGTTATCTCCTTCTAACTTATTTCTGTTTTTAACAGCCATTTCTATTAGTTCAACATCACTAAAACCACCATCATATACTGTTGATTCTGTTCCGTCCTTAAAATAGAAATACCAGAAACCATTAGATTTTAACTCTTTGTTTACTATGTCCTTTGAATCAAGTCTTTTTTCCCCTTTCTGCACTTCCTCCACCTCAATCTTATTCTGGTCAATCCACTCCTGAATTTCTGCTTTGGTAATTGTTTTTCCTTCTGGAAATTCTTGTTTATTTAACATCCAATCCAATTCAGCCTGTTTTGCGCCGTTTTTTAGGAGCATAGCTTTGAACTGTTCCGGAGTACCTTTCCCTTGTTTGATACTCTCCAGTGCGTTCTCCACGGTTGAATAGAAGCCAATAGGGGAGACAGTGCGGAAACGAATATCATTGTTATCTGGATCAAAGGATCCCATATTGCCCGTGGCAGATTTGATTTGGGATGGAGAGAAAACGATGAAAGATGGTGCCGTTTTGGCCTCAAATCTGTTTTTGTATCTAATACCATCGTAACCATTCTCTTTTATCATCCCCACAAGCCTTCTTGCGGCCCTGCTGTAAACTCCATTGTAGTAGTCTCCAACCGGATTGCTTTCTATTTCCGCATATTGTTCATCTGTAATAACCCCCCACTCATGCAGTTTGTCAGCTAAATCCATATCTGCTTCCCAGTTGCCAAAGTCAGTAGTTAAGTCTGCATACGACTTTATATTTAGATAGACAGGCATTAAAATAGCGTCTCTTCCTCTGCCTACACGCCCTCTCGCTTGTGACTTGTTTCCAAAATGGAAACCTATATCTCCACGCCTAAATGTTGTAAAGTTAGTCCTCGTCCCATGATACACCACCAACGGTCTGCCTTGGGCATCCACCACTTTTGATTCACCGAACCATCGGTAGAAGTTTCTGATCCCTTCTACGGTAGGTGCTATCGGTCTCCCCTCACTATTGGTCGTTGATCTCTCTACTCCGTCAATAGTGATTGTGGCCGGCAATTCTGTCCCCGGTTCCTCCGCAACATTCGCACTGGTGCCCTTTTCTGAAATACTGAACTTAACCATGCTTTCCTTGTATGGGGTCTCATTGTATTCTTTTTCTATCTGATTGAGCTTCTTCCTGGTAGCTTGGTCAAACTTTTCTTCCTTGAGCATATCCCCGACGAACATCGGATTCCTCTTTTTAGCTACTTCATTTCCATACTTAGATTCACTTTCACCAAGACTTCCGTATCTATCTACCCAGCTCTCATAGTTGCGTATAATGTCTTCATCTTGCTTTACTATAATGTAATCCAATAGTTTAGAATCAATATATTTTAGTAATCTATTTAATTCTCTTATGTCTAAGTTGAGATTGGAACTAGAGGCTATCACTACTCTTTCCCCGCTCTTACCTATTTCAGGCAATAATTCTTTAGACAATTCATCAGTCGATATATTGCCATCATAAAGAATATATTTTGTAACGGAATTTCTTTGGTCTAAAATTATGGCATGAACCTTACCAACTATACCTCTCTTTTGTTTGCTTAAAAACTCGGCAATATCTGAAGATTCTCTTATGACTGTCCGATCTGAAGAAGGAACATATAGTTTTTTCCTGTCGAAACTATATATCTTTTGTTTTTTAATGCTTGCAGTGACCTCTATTTTATTCTGAATATCGCTTTTTGGATCACCTATCATAGCAAATTTCCCTGAGTCGAGATTGATGATTATCCCGGGTAAAGCATTTATGCCAACAACCTCCGCTGCCTTTCGAATTTGTTCATCTATTAATTTGTCATTTTGTGATTGCTCAAGATTACCGGAAGGATGATTGTGCACCATTACTAATCGTGTGGCGCCAAACTCTTTTGCTGCTGAAATGATATGTTTGATTGGCACAATAGATCCGACACTACTTCCTGTTGTAAGATATTGAACCTTATATTTGCCTTTATCGTCCATGTGGACAACAAACACATTCTCTGTAGATGCATTTTCAAGGTTTTTAAAAAGAAAAGCTACATCGTTTGCAGATTTTATTCTAGCAGGACCCGTTAAGGTGTCACCCATAAATGTTAAATAACCCCTATCTGATAATTGATCTTCTGCAAATGTTATCGAATTACTGTGATCTGGAGAGTAATCTGCTTCCCGTTGTATTTCGGACATTCCGGGGTCAGAAGCGACATTTTCAGGCCGTTTAAAGGATACTTCCTCACCCCAGTTAATTTGGGTTTGGATGAAGTTGTATTTATTTTCTTTTTCATTAACGATACTTTGATCTTTTGAAATACGGCTGCTGAAATTTGTTTCTACTGCTGCCCTTACGATATTGGAAATCTCATTTGTGGTTAGAACATCAGCATTAAAGTTAAACAATCTTGCAAGCAATTCCTTCATTTTGTTAATAAATTGCTGCCAAATTGTGCGGTCTGCATTAGTCAGTTGGTCTCCACGGATCACCTTATCGGAAAGATAGGCTAGAAATTCGTTCCCCTTCTGGGCTTCAATATTCGAGCGTAAGGGATAGTTCTCGTTAATAAACCGGATGATTTTTTTGTACTCCTCATTTCCTCTCATGGCGTGTGCATTGGCACTCATCCACACCTTGCGAAATAAGCCGTCACGGATGTCCTTATCAGGGATCAATCGAGTCATTCCATGATGAACGCCAACCTCATGCACCCAGGTACCAACAACCTGGTCCCGATTGCTGAACATCGAAGCATTCATGTAGATCGCTTCTGGATAAACAGCAGCCCTGATATGGTTAGGCTTGAAGCTAGCCAGTTGGCGGATCTTCTCAGGAAATTCGGTATCATTGGCCACAACGACAATCTTTGGAGGGTTAACGGCAACCGAGTTGATCTTGTCCACGATCTTCCGAACATCCTGGACCGTCATCCCTGCCTTGGGCTGTGTGCCCTGGGAGAGCGGAACGCTCGCATCACCAGCCTCATTCAGAAATTTGGTCCGGCTCTCTTCATTCTTAAAAACAAATCCCTTCTTTATATTCTTGACCGCACTGGAGTAGCTGCTGAAATAACCACCATGTTTTTTGGCAATCTTATTGATACGATCGTATTCAGGACGGGCCAAGAAGATAGACGGATTGGCCATGTAAAGGGTTTCGCCAGTTTGCGAGTGGCTCTGCGTGAAGGTCTCGAACTGGCCAACCTCCTTGGTCTTATTCGGCAGAATATAGCCACGATCAGTAGTCTGTAAACTTAGGTTAGGAATAGGACTGCTTTCTTGCGGTTTCTCCTTGCCTGGTACTGTAATGAACTCCAACCGCTCAAAAAGCTCTCCGATTTTCTTGGCGTCCCGTAAGTCTATGGATCCGAAATTAGGCTGGTCATCCAAAGGGGCAATATGTTTGTCAATGACCAAGACCCTGGCATTTACTGAGGTCCCGGCCTGTTCAAAGGTGACCGATGGCAGCAGGATGTCGCCAACCAGGTAGGCTTCTGGGTTGATGGTGTGTCCTTTCTCATCTTTACCGTAAAGGAAATTATCCACCCTTTTATCCATTGACGGGCCGGCCGGGACTATTGCGACAAGCCTACCTCCATTACGCAAGTGCCTGAAGGCTTTCTCAACATGATTCATGGCTGTTTTGCCAGCTGTCCCGAACGGCGGATTCATCACAATGCCGTCATACTTATTGACGATATTGTGCTCCTCAAAGGTTGACTGAATGATCTTGCGGTTACCACCACCACTGCGAGCGTTCAGTTTAGAATAGAGTTCAAACGCCGGTTCGATGGCCGTAATGTTCGTAAATGAGGGGAACCACATTGCAATAGCACCATGGCCGGCAGATGGCTCCAGGGCGGTCTCCTCAACTTGAAGGTCGAGCCACTCAACCATCTTTTGTCCCAGGGGCTCCGGTGTAGCGAAATAATCAACACCCTCACGTTGACCCCGACTTCTGCGGTTCTTCTGGTTTGACTGATAGACAAGAATGGCTTTCCGGAAATCCGACATTGCTTGCTGAACCTTCTTGTCGTACTCTTTCCCACCGATGCCCTGTTGTTTGTTCGGGTTCTCTTCGCCCTCGCTGAATAGTACACCTTCGGCGAACGATCGGATCAGATCCCTGGACTGGTCGCCAACGGCCAAATTTTCCGTAGTGCTTAACTTTTTGTTGATGTTTTGCCCGAAATGGGCTATCTCCATATCGAGCCCCAGGATCGGATACTCGAAGATCGCATCCGTTTCCTGGCCTATCCGATAGATCCTACCCTCCATCTGTAAGGCAGTAATGGAAGAGATGGGCATAGACATACTCATCAGGACTCTTTGGCGGTTTCCGGTCTGATCGTGAAGGGATATCCCCTCCTTGCCGGATTCCTCTTGGACCACAATGATGTCAACCCCGGAATTGTCATCCTGGAACCTGCGGATATTGTCAGACTTGGTTTTTTTGCTGGTAATATCCCCGTTGACATATACCACTCGGTCGCCGAAGGCCTGTGAGATCTGATTGATGGCGGAACCGTAGTTTAATGTCTTCTCATACTCCAATAAGCTGGCATATTTGCTTTCAAATTTGCTGGCCTGAGTAAGCGCCTCCATGGCGTCATCCTTTTGTTTTTGGCTGCTCAATTCACTGTTAAGCACTCCATTTGCGGTGTTGCGAGTAATGGCAAGGACCATCGCAAAGGGTGGGCTCGCATTGGCCTGTTTGCGCCGGTGGAATACAACGACCTTCCTACCAAGCTCGATGTGCTTGCGGATCCTTGGAATCGATACGGATGTGCGGAGCGACTCGAACAGCTGCGTGGAGTAGTTGTAGTCATAAAACACACTGCGGGCCGCATCCCTTAATCGCTTAAAATCATTGGCCTCGTAGTTGTAAATATCCGAGAAAGCCTGATTGATGTCGTTTGTCTGCAATCCAGCCACCCGGGGAAATTCCCGGCTATAATCCCGCTCACTCTCGATAACCCGACCACTCATCACCCCCTTCTCGAACAATCCCTCGGCGAACTGAACCTCTTGCAGGGCAATCGCTTCGGCATTGGCATTCTGCTTGGTTTGTAGGCGATGAAATTTCCATTCATAGGCTGAACCAAAATGGTCCAGGAAGAATCTGGACTCAGCATCTACCCGGCTGTAACCCTCGTAAGTAGTCTCATTCCCCCAATCAAACAGGAATCCATTAGCATAACGAAGGTTAAAGTGCGACTTGAACGGTGTGGCAGACAGGAATACGACCTTTGTATTTTCGGCCGCTTGTTTCGCCCTTTCTTCAATCCCTGGCCTGACGGACTCCTGTTGCTCTTTTATCTTCTCGAGCTTGGCTTCATATTCATCCAGTTTTTTTTGATATTCCTGATAAATATGGTCCATCAGGTCAGGATTTCTCATGATCTTGGCCTGTCTCCGGATCATTTTATTCAACTTCCTCTCTTCGATCCATAACGGATGGGTTCCCGTCAGGCGCCTGAAAGCATAACCAAAGTCCTTATTGGCGGCCAGATAGTGTGTTTCGGTGGTCTGCGATGCGCTCCCGGCCTTGCTCTCCATCAGCCGGTGGCACTCGTCGTAAATAATCAGGTCGAAGTCCCGCTTCAGGAGCTCATTATTGGCCCTGAAGTTTGCATAAGTGGTTACAACTATCCCCTCTCCGCCGGTTGATGTATCCGGAAGTGGTTTTATGTCCAGGAAGAGGTTTTTGCCATCATTGGCCCAGTCATTGACCTTTGGCTGTGTTGGCACAACGATCAGGACATTCTTTTTGCCCTGCTTGACAAATCGCTTAACGATTCCTAGCCCGGTATAAGTTTTCCCGGTTCCGGTTCCATTAGTAAACAGGAACCCCTTGCCATTTGCAAGGGCCTGTGTTTTGTGGACCGGCGAGAAAAATCGGGTTTCTGACTTGAGTACATCGTCCTGTTGCTCCGGAAGGAGGAAGGGGAGTGTCTCCTTAATGTTTTCCAGGTCTCCAATAACAACCTGGACGGGCTCCGCTTTCTTCTGGAGCTTTAAGCGCCTTGCGGTTTGTTCCGCAAAACTTTTTGAAGCGTAAGGATCACCTTCCTCGTTTTCCTGGTCTGCTCCTGACTCATCATAAACTCCCTCTGTGCTACCAAAGAGGCTTCCTTTGGAGTAAGAATCTCGGGCATCATTACCCTTAGTTGCTGGTTTTTGGTTAGGCTGATATACTGGCTGATTGCCTGGTTCTCCAGGATCAGGGGTAAATAAGCCACTACCGCTCTTGCCACCAGGTCGTCCCCGGTTTCCTTCTTCACCTGGTTTCTGAGTACCAGTTCCTCCCTCTCGGCTTGTTCCCAGCCCAACAGGAACAGACTCTTCATCACCGGGTACTGCATCGGCACGGTTTGTGCGATCCGGTTGGCTACTTTCTGGTCTATCAAATACATTTTCCTGCGGATTAAAGTTGTCTATATCAAAGTTACTTACAAATTGCTGACTGTCCAAATCTTTAGGCACAAATCCGGGCCAATTACGGATACTTTCGTAAAAAGATTTCAGGTATGGCCTGATGCCCTCGCCAATGTCGTTGATCATCGCCCTGGAGAAGTCGGCGAACTTCCTGGCACCAGCTTCAATATGATAACCCGCAAGCTGTATCCCGGCCATCATAACCTCCGGATCAATACCGACATTAAGGTTGCCGAGTTTTCTCTTTAGGATCTCTCTGGCTTTAGCTGCGGCGTCTTCGGTGAATACAGTGTTCGACTTCCCGTACTCCTTTTCTTTTTTTCGTTTCTCTAGAATGCCCTGATTGATCTCGCTAAACTTCTCAGCGATGATCCGGTCAAGCAATTTCTCATCCGCCGACATCGGAGTGGTGATATCGGGGTTCGGGTACTTGGATTTTTTGAGTTTCACCAGGTCGTCAACAGACATGGCCCGGTATTCCTGCTCGCTGGTACCCTTTTCAATTACTTCCCCGGCAAACTTCGGCTTATCAAATGGAGCCTTTTCGATTGAATCATCGACAATGGTCGCATCTTTTGGTATGGACTCAAACGGAACGACCTTCCCAGATTCATCCTGGTAAAAGGTGCCTCCGGTGTTTGTTGCCTTTTTGTAGTATTTTATTCCGGAGGGAACAGATCCGGGTACTGCCTGGACAGGATCTTGCGGGCTTTGGCCTTGCTCTCCTCGTCGTAATCCTCCGCCTCCCGGCTGATCCACAACTCCAGTTCCCCCTTCCTTACGGTATGGTCCGGCGGGAACAGTCTGATCTCGTCCGGCGTCAGGGGTCTCTTCACCCTTTCCCTGAGTAACCTTAAAATTTCCTCGTTTCTTGGCATCGTAATCAACTCCAAAGGTTTCCTTAAATGCTGCCTCAAATTCCATCGGGGCAGTCGTTCCGAAAATAGTGGTCTCGCCTTCTGTCAGGCGTCCCAGCTTGTCAAAGAGATTTACAAGGGCCTTCTGGTCCTTAAAGGTAGTGAAAATTTCTATAAACCTCAAGGTTTGAGGCGAATATCTTTCAACAGGTGCGGCACCAGAGAGTAGGTCCATCTGTCGGCTCCAGTCCTTGACGCTGTCGGATGTCATCTCCTGGCCATACTGCGTCCCGATAAACTCATGATAGCCCTCAATGGCATCCTGGATGTCCTCCTTCAGGCCCTGGGTCTGAATCACACCTGAGGAACGGATGATGGCGTTCTGAATGTTATAGCGTAGTCTCTCAAAGAGGTCGCCCATGTCGGCACGACCTCCCTCGAAGATGTTATACAGGATAACCCCTTCAATGTCGTCAATGGCCTCCTTTTTCAGGGTCTTGCCGTCTGGCTTGAGTGCGCTCTGCAACTGGTTATCATTGATCATGCCATGATGGTTCATGAACCGGATGGCTGCAATACCGTTGCGGCGTATGGTTTCTCTTAGGCTCTCCTCCTTATCTTCCTGGGCGGTGGCGATCTCAATCAGTCGATTCAACTTGTCGCCGGCCTTTCGGACTGTCTCTTTGGGTCGGATCCGGCTCTTACCACCGGTCTCCATGTCTTCTCCGATGTACTGGCCAAGCAGGATGGCGTCCTTGTCGGATACATCGATCATATTAACCAATACGGGCTTTGTGAATCCGTCCAGTGCTTCCGGGCTGATACCGGTCTCGCTGGCGATCTTTTTAAGGTATTCCCGGTATCCACGGTCGTCATTTGGGTACCTATCCCAGTAACGCTTGAGGGCAGATACCCGGTTGTTACCCTGGATGACTTCACCCCTGGTGTTCACCGTAGGGGCACCAGAATAGGCGTTGGTCGTCTTGGTCGTGATAACCTCCGGATCGAGCTTAATAGCGATCTGTTCCGCTGCTACGTCGCTGGCCAGGTCTGTTCGCTCTTTCGGCTGGGCTTCCGGAATGAAGTGTAAAGGATTCCTCGACCGCTGGACGTGGCTCGGCTGTAATTCGTCTGCTTCCACAACAGTCCACTTGCCAGGCTGCTGGATGTCATTCGAGAAATACAGCTTACTTTCCGATCCGGATGCTTTCTTTTCGATGGGATTCTGTCGCTTGACCCGATCGCCATTTACCACCCGGTAGCCGGCTTCTCGTTCCTCTTCAGGGGTCACCGGTTCAGTACGGATCTCTGGCCTGGTGGGTGTAGGTGTTAGCTGTTGTTCTGCGGCTTTTTTTCGGACCACATCCTCAGTTGTTTCAATTTTGTCGACGGATGGCTCGGTGAGGTCTTCCGTGATCGGAGACTCGGCGACGGGCTTCTGGACTTCCGGCTGCTGAAGCGTAGCAACAGGGGCAGGTTCAACCTGACCTTTCGACTTTGAAACCTTACTTTTCCCGACAATAACGAACTGCGCTGGAGCATCCGGGTCGTCCTCGGTCTGGTCGACGATGCTCCAATCCCGCTTCGGGTAGTTCGCCTTCAGGGCCTTTAGTGTGCCGGTGGGCTTTGTGGTGAAGACCTTGTTGATCTGCACCTCATCCTCGCTAGTTTTCACTCCATCCAGGGTAGTTTTCTTTCCACCCTTGGTGGGCAGGGAATAACTGACCGTGGGGACCTCACCAGTAGGCTCGCCAGGCTCCTCTTCGACTTCTTTGGTGGACTGCAAGGCTGTGTCTATCTGTTGTTTGACCTGTTCTTCCTCTGCCCGTGCCTGGTCGGAAATAAAGTTATTCGGGTTAATCCATTCGTTGAATTCTTCGCCATTCTCCTCATAGAGAAACTCAACCATCCCGGCAGCATTTGGTTGGTCGCTGATGATCACCCCATGTCGTGGCTCCTTATCGCTCGTCCAGGTGCCCGTTGTTCCATTCAGGACCCGGGACTCAGCCTGAGCCCCTGAAACCGTATGAGATCCCTGTGATTGTGTGATAGTTTCCGGAGTAGGTGGTGTCTCGATCCCGTCCTGGATGTCCTCCTGAAGCTTGGTGACCTGCAAGCGATTCAGCTCTTCGGCCAGCATCCGCCCCTTGTATTCCTCATACTCGTGAACCTGCACATCTCGCAACTCACCACTCCCAATCATTGAGGGCTGGTCTTCCTGGTTTTGGGTTGAACGCACAATAACGGTCTTGTCAGAGAACGGGTCTCCTTCGATGACCCACACCTTCTGTGCATTCTTCCCATCGCCAATGACCGCCTCTATGACCTGCCCATCACTTCTTGTAACTACATTCATCCTATTTTCGACAACCAACTCGGCATTAAGCCTATTGATGAGCTGGTCTGCCTTTTCGCCCATGGCGTCAGCATTTCGTGCAACAGAGCGCACGACATACTTAATAGCAGCCTTGTTCTGCCTTTCAGACAATTGATTGCTGTTCACGAAATCGATCAGCCCGGTGGCTATCTCATTGGGGTCATCAAGTCCTGCCAACCGCTTGAGTTCGGCTGCATCTGTATCCACGAGATCATATATAGAGTATTCGAGCAATGCATTATCGGCCTTGTCGTAGATCTTGCTCAGGCCATAGGTCCCGCCTCCCATTGCAGATACGGTGATTAAGGTGACCAGCTGCTCTCTCGGATCAAAGGACTTGCCCTCGCCAAATCCAATCGGACGATCCCCGGTGAGAAGGGGCTGCATCTGTGAGTTAACAAGCTCTTCAAGGTATTCAGCTAGCCATCCGTCAAACTTGGCAGCCTTAGCAAAACGTTCAACCGGATTCAATACTAATTTCCCGATGGGACCTGTTTTTCTTGCGATCCAAGATAATGGACGGCCCATATAAGCACCAAGACCCTCGGTGAATACCTCACTGAACGCTGTTGCTCCAGCCTTAAACGCAGCCTCGAGCCGCCCATCTTCGCTTCCCTCGACCAAATCTCCATCAGGAGTAACGTCACCAATCCTGCGCTCGAAATAGTCAGTCGGGGCAATTGGCAAAACAGCTGTCTGGGCCAATGCCCCTGCTGTATATCCAATAGCTTTCCCGGCGATTTTCTTTCCAAAGGATCCAAGCAGCTTAGTTGTTGCAGCCTTGGCAGTACTCCCAACACTTCCAGTAGCGGCAAACTGAACCATGTAAGGTATCATGTCCTTTATCCCACGGGCTACATCGTAGCTAATACTCTTCTTCGTTCCAGACTCCATCTCCCGAAGAACCCCATAAGCGGTAAGAACAGACCGCTCGTCATCATTGAGCTCCTCTCCACGCCTTTTTTTTTCTGCAACTGTGGCTAGATCAGCATATCGGATGAGCTCGCTGATTCCAGCACTAGCGAAATCTTTTACTACTCCACTCCCAAATCCCGAGATGATACTCTTGATCCCATCCTTTTCAGTGGAGGGATTATAGAGTTTTTCGGCAGCCTTCAGAAAATCGATCGACTGGGTATAACGCATCCTTTTCGCAGCCCGCTTCTCTTCATCTTCGGATACCGGAAGGAACCCTCCGCCTGGAGGTACATTAGCATATACTCGGGGCGTTGCATCACGCTGGCCCTCAAGTTTTTCCCTTATTTTCCGGATATCCTGAAGAGAATGAGTAGGAATGAAGGGATTCTCATCACTGACCTTTTGGCGACCTGATTCGTAATCTTGAAATTCATCTGTCTTTTCTAGATCCCGTAATTGCTCTTTTTGGGAAAAATAGCTTCCCATGCCAGGTGCCACTGTTGCAGCTTTCTTCTGTTTCTCTAGAATATCTTGATGAGCCTGATCGTATGCAGCCAACGCCTGGTTCCGTTTCACCAGTGATGGGTTATCAACACCCGTATTGGAATCAGTAATACCTGCTGGACCTGCCAAATCTGACCAGTCCCAATATTTCGTCACACCTCCAGATTCTGTTTCTTCTTTAGGTTCAGAAGAAACAGAAGCGGATTTCCCCTTTTTCCTCTCTAAAAATTCCGATAAACTTAGGATCCCAACAGGCTCATCGTTTTCAAACATGGACATTATTTTTTTTGTTTGGCAGTAGTGGACTGCTTATCATAAAAGTCATCAACAATGGCATCTATATACTCGAAATACTCATCCATTCCTATCTTGTTAAATTCCGGTACATATCCTTTTTTGTCCGCTGATTCCTTTTTCAAAAGATACTTCTGTTGTTCTCTTGTGAGCTTCGAAAATCCTGGGTCTCCTAAAGTATTCATAAGAGATTGGGTGAATCTCGCATAACCCCCAGATGGTTGACTTTTCTTGATCGATTGATACAGGTCGCTCATCACAGCACTCTCTTCATCCTTCTTATCAATAAACATCCCGCCCTTCTCTTTCAACTCCTGCACCTTCCTATTATACTGGGCTTTCGTTAATCCGTAAGTCTTCCCATCTGGGCCCTCAATTTCGATCTCGTACTTAACATCGGGTACCTTCTCAGGTTCTTGATTATTGTCACGATTCTGATTTCGGAGCTTCTCCAAATCCCGTTGTCGATCCCATATCTTCTGATTTTGCAAGTCTTGCCTAGCAATCATATTCTCATTTTGCCTGTCCAAGCGGGTGAGGTAGTTCTCATTTTGCTTGTCCTGCTGAGTAAACTGTGACTCCTGAAGTTCTTTCTGCTGATCAAATCTTCTCAAGCTCTCCTCCAAGCTTCTCCCGTAACGAAGATCCTCGAGCATCAGCTGGAGTTTCTCGGTATTAGCCTTAGCCTTCTGTGATCTTTCCAAATCCCACAATCGATCCATTCTGGTTTGATCTGCAGGCGTAGTAGATTGAATCTGAGATATTGGAGCTCCCACACTGGCACCATACGCTGAAAACAACGACTTGGCAAGATTTCCGAATGAATTCACCATTGAGGAAGCCGCTGCCCTTCGCTGTTGCCTGGCGATCTCTTCGGCGGATTGCTTTTCTTGGCCTAGGATACTGTTCCAGATGTCATTAGCTGAATAGGCTTTAGGTTTTGCTGGGCCAAGATCTGGGTATCCACTCACCATTGGAATTGTATCACTATTCTCACCAATCTTCGATGTTGGGAAAGAGAGCTCCGGACGCTCAATAAAATCAGCTAGCGATGTAGTAGGAGCTAATCTGACTTGTGGTTGCCTTTTCGCTTGTGCTTGCAACTTCAAAAGTTGGTCGATGGATTGACGCATGATTACAACATGAATTTAGCGAGGGTACCGAGACCTTGTATTGTGCTCTGGAAAATATCAACTGGGGCTTGAAGTAGATTCATTCCTGCGGTTGAATAATTCTGTGCCTGCATATTGTTCTGTCCTAATTTCGCCTGCAGCCATTGACCGATTCGATATTGATAATCTCTTGAAAGTTGATCATTCCGGTTGGTCCCGTAACCTACCAGCTTATTGACGGCATCAGAATACTGCGTAGTAGCAGCTTTTCGTCCTGCAATTTTCGCTTCATTGGTTGCACCAGCAGAAGTAGCCATGTTACCCTGACCTGCAAGTGTTTCGGCAAGGGTTTTCCGCAGTTGTTCGAGCGCACTAGCAGCTGCTTCTGTCTGCAAAAAAGGAGTTGAACTCTCCCTCTGGTACCAGCTTCCTAGGTCAGATATCTGCTTGTCAACTAGCTCTTCATTCTTGCGGGTGTATTCACCAGCCTTGTCAAATTGATTCTTGACCAATCCTCCATAAGCTCCCACCGCCCGAGCACCTCCTGCGATCATGGGAAAAAGAATGGACAAGGCATCAAGTCCAGCAGTTTTCCATTTTTCACCTGATAGACCACCAAATGTATTGTCGCTCATAATTCATGATTTTCGGGAAAAGTAACATCTAGTATCTCAACTCATTGGATACTATCTATTTTTCTCAATAGACCAAGTACCAGGCATTAGCCTGCATGATATTAGCTTTCCTCGCATGAACGGGAAAGAAGAAAAAAGGAAAATATCCATCCTGCTGCATTCAATGAAATTCGGCGATCAGGATGCTGTTGATACTTGGGAAATCTCACGGAAGGACCTCAGTGAATACCGAAAAGAACTAGCAGGTAGCAGCCTAAACTGGCAGCTGATGATGAGCCAATACCAAGGACGAAAAGGGAAAAAAATATTGTTCGGGGATGAAGAAGATGAAAAAGAATATCATCCCGTAAAGATCATTGATCATACGGATCTCCCCGAAGAAGTATCATTCGAGGATATCATCAACACGCCTAACCTCATTGACGCAGAAGTTGACAATTTTCGCCTGAATATCAGGAAATTGCGTGGAGCCTTCATTGATCATATAAAGGAAAGGTTGATCGCAGGAGCATACAATCGTGCGCCCCTAAAAGACATCGCCTACACACTGAAGGTTCTCCACGATATCACTCTGGAGGTAGATGACAATAACGATCCAGACATTTTTCTTGGGGAAAAGCGCCAATATCCAAGGGTAGTTCAGCAATTCATCCAGAATCAAAACATTCACAATAATGAAAAAACAGACTAGAGTAACTTTTTCAGGGATAGACAAGACCACGGCACGCACAGTCAGAGATGGACTTCTTCAGGAAGCGATCAATCTCGGAAATAGAGAAGGAGTCATCCATCCAATTGGCGCTAAATCACTCACAGCAACCTATCCGATAGATCTAGAGACGTTCGATATAATCTATCGCTATCCAGCTATGCCCACGGGAGTTCTCCTCGGAGCCGTTGGAACTACGGGAAATATCATACAGATCTCCCCCGAAAGCATTCAGACGATCACTAGTGTTGGGGTAAACAAAGAAATATACGGAATCTCCCACATTGGCGACATTGTCATCATACATCACTCTTCAGGATCAACCTATCTTCGCTATGATTCTTCGGAGGATGAACACTTCACAGTACTGGAAGATCTGCCGGTTCCACAAGGAATGATCACGCAAGGTTCCGCAAGAACGATCACGCATGATGAGTGCAGCTCTTTCACTGATGCCGTTTCCGAATATATCGAAAAGGACTCACAAGCAAAAAAGGATGGGTGGATAGAAGGGCAAGTACTTGCTGTCATGGCTTGGAGGATGGCGGACAATACATATATAAAAGCTTCAGGCCCAATTGCTGGAATATTTGGGAGCCAAGCACTTAGACTGAATAATGAAGTCTCAGATAATTACACTTTTGAAAATAGCATATACCACAAAATGACATGGCGATACCAGTTCACTGACAGCGAACAATCAAATCTCAATAGCTGGAAGGGAATCATCTCAGGACTATGTCTTTTCGTGGCTCAACCGAAGAGTCTGTATGTTGTTGACACAGAACTTGCCGCCTATGATTATGAATCTCCGTATTATTTTCCTCCCAAAAATGGGAGCCTGGAAACGATGGTCCAGGACACCATGACCTATCATCTGGTCCACGAGATCCCACTGCTAGCAATAATCGAAGGGGCCTCCTCTATACAGGTCAGGCCGGAGCTTGGTCCTATTGATCTTCTTCCAACAAAAACTTCACTACCAGTGGATGATAGCTCCCATCACTACATCTCAGGAAAGCAATCATACAATTATAATCAGCGAAATCACTACGGTGATATCGTCACGAAATTCTCATCAGGAATCAACCAACAATTTTTCGCTGATGATGGGGCTGGATATCCCACAGTATCAATGATATTGGGATATGATGGCTATGATGGGAAAGCCCCTGATCTGGGCTGGGAGCTGTACATCCTAACGTCGATCAAGACTTCACAAGGGGAGAAGAAAGCCCTCAAGATTATCTCACAATCGGATGGAAGCCTAACAGTGTGGCGACAGGGCGATGCTCCCGGAAGTGACATGATACTTCTCGCTCCAATTCTCTCCTATCCAGACATCCGGGCATACAAGATGCAATTCTGGCTCCACCAAGAAGGTGGATTGTGGTATGAGAATCAGCTGAAAACTGGTGGATACGAATTAACTCCTCACCAATTCCACAATTTTGCCAGCTACACTTTTTTCGACGAAAAAATTACTCCGAGATGCATTCCACTATCAACTTCGGTTGAAGGGTCTTGGTCTCCCCTTGCTGGAGAGCCTGATGAAATATCGAGCGAGGATATCATGATCGAAGAACCTAATAGGCTCCAAGTGACTGGTCAGAACAACCCATTCATTTTCCCAAGCGAGAACAGCTATCGCATAGGTAGTGATGGATCAGCAATCAGAAAAATAATCGCCATGGGCGAGCCAATATCTTCAGGTCAATTCGGGCAGTTCCCGTTGTACGTCTTCACCACAGAAGGTATCTGGACGGTTGAGCAAGGATCTGGTGAGGTCCTATACTCATCAATCCAATACCTTCACCCGGATATCGCCGACTCAAATATCATCAATATCGGGAATGCGGTGCTATACGCCACTAAATCAGGGCTCTTCATGCTATCCGGCAACCAGCGACAACTCTTGAGCCGGAATCTTCACGGACGCAACGAGAATCCCATCATTGGCAATTCCACCTATTCCAATTTCCTGTCCGCCGGGAAAATCGACTCAGCCTTGCTCTCCGAAGAAGAATTCCTTGGTGTGCTTCCATCAGCCGTGCTAGGTTACGACCGGGATCACCGGGAAGTGATTGTCAGCATCATTCCAACGAGTGATGCGTCAGTTGGGGATCCTGGTGATACTCCGATATCAAGCAGCGGACCTGGAGGAACCATCGTTCCGGATCCTTCTGGAGAAGAAGTCACCGGGTTTTCATATGTGCTCAACCTGGACACGATGACCTGGACAAAAATTTCAAAATACTTCTCGAAATTCCTGGTTGATCATCCAAGATATTTTGGCGTTGTTGAAAACAAGCTGTATGATGTGAATGAGGAGTCAGATGCCGATATCGTGATCCTCATGCAGACTAGGCCAATGATGGTAGGAAGCCACACCCTGAAGAAGGTCACCCAAGCGATCCTGCACGGGCACATTTCTGCCTCATCCGATACTATCCCGACTATATATATATATGGATCAACCGACGGGAAGAAGTGGCATCTCTTGCAGGGCCAGCAGCTGTCACCCGGTTCATACGACTACATTCCCGTCCAGAGGTCAGTGGGCTGGGTGAGGTACATCATCATGGTTCTGTCTTGCACGGCATCCATCAGTAGCCAGATTGAGTGCTTGGATATCGAATACCAGGAGCGCTACCTATCGAAGTTAAGGTAGGTTTTCATATTGGATTTGTAACATGATGTTACAATTTTTAACATTATGTTAAATTGTGAATTTTTTCACAGAAAATTTTCTTTCTGATTTTCAGCGATGTAAGACACATCGCAAGAATAATCGCAAGAAATATTTGTTTTTCATTTTTTTCAGTTGTAACATTGCAATGTCAAAGCGATGTTGCCGAGACGAAAAAACAAAAGACAATGGAAAAAGTAGAGAAAATGGCCATGTTGCTCCAGTCTGGCCGTTATGAAACCACCACCCATGCAGTGGGTGATGGAGAATGGAGCATTGAGGTCTTCGGGGAAGAC